CAACTAGATAACCATTACCATTTAAAGCGTCTATTCCGTCTACTCTTAATGTTTGGATAGCGTCTAATATATCTTTTACAGGGTCTCTATTTGATAGAGTTGCACTGTCCCACTCGCTACCTACTGTAATTGCTACGGTATTTCCTCTGTTTGATTTTACACTTGCTTCTATTGCGGTGTCTACTTGATAAACTATTTTTCTTCCTAGTCTATAAATCTTACGTTGTAACATTGGCACGGTTGCATTTTGTTGAGCTTCTAAAGAGATAATACTTTCTCCTGCATATTTTTGAACAATAGAACTAACCTTTGTTTCTGTTACGTCAAAGAATGGGAAAGGGGCATATTGTGGAACTCCCTTAATTGGTGAGTAAGTTCCGCCGTCTGTTGAGTCGTCGTTTGTTTCTCTGAAATATGATTCTGTCCAAGCACTAGAGCTATCTACTGCACATAAGGCTTTCCATTTTTCTTCTATCTTTACAACTGCTTTTACTGCTGTATCAATAAATTCACTTCTAAGGTCTGCTTCTCTGTCTGAGTCTGCCATTATATTAACTCTCCTACTCTAACTCTAATAACTTCGTTTGCTCCTGCTGCTTCTAAAGCCTTACCGAAACAAGTTCCTGTTAATAAATCTCCTGCGATAGCGGGTCTAAATTCGTTAGCTGTTCCGTCTAAACATAATATTTCGCCAATAGCACAAGTTCCCCCTCCGTCTGTGCAATCCCAAATACCATTAAGAGCGGCTGTAATTTCTACAATTCCGTCAGAAGCTGTTTTTTCTTCCCAAGCAATACCTGCAAATTGGTCTGCGTCTGCACTATGAGCTATTGCTGTATTTGGGTCTGTTAATTTTAACATAGTTCCAACAACTATACCTGTTCCGTCTGCTACGGTATATCTTGCGAACCTAGTAGGTGTCTCTATACATACTGCTTCGTCTGCCATTATTCAGTATCCTCCTCTTTATTTTCTTCTTCTTGGTTAATTTCTTCTTCTGACATATATTCGGTATACCGAATAACTATTTAAATGTTTTGATTTTATATTTAATCGCATTTAGAAAAAAATTTAACTCCTCTATTTGATTATCAATAGAATTTTTATGCTCTTTCGCTTTTTCTAACATTTCTAGGAACTCTTTTTCCTTATCTTGCCACTCTTTTTTAATCATAGTTCTGAAATTGCCCCGCCTAAAGCTGTACCTTTAAAAAATTCTCCTGCTCTTTTCTTCTTAGCTTCTTCTTCTGTTACAAGAACTACCTCAGTCCTACCTCCTAACTCTCCGCCTAACGCAATACGTGCGTCCCTTTCTTCTTGCTTTTTAAAGAGCCTTTCCGTTTCTTTGTTTGCCTTTTCCATACGGTCAGCAGCGAGATTAGCCACGTCAATAAGTAGCGTACTTTTCGGTTTCTCCTCCGTTGTTGGAGGTGTTTCCTTTCCCTCTGTGTCAGTCTCATTTGTTTGTTCATCGGTCATAGAATTAGATGACACAGAACTTTATAAACTTTTCTCTATTGCTAAAGTTAATCTATTTACTGCCTTTGTTAAAGACTGCTGCCAACGATAACGTTCTACAATAAGTGTAGCTGTCCAAAGTCCTAATACTCCATAATTTAAAAGTTGTTGTTCTATCATTTTCTTATAACCCCGGGATATCAAAATCTTCTATCTGCACATCTTCTTGTAATTCCGAAAGAATATCTATCTCGTTTGGATCTAAATTTGGACCCCCCATTACAGCCATTCTTGAATCAAAAAGTCTTTCTCTTGCTTCTAATATTTTTAATTCTATAAAATTTACTCCGTCACTATTATACTTTAACTCGGGACTACCTTGAATTAACATTCTCATACGGCTTTCCCCCTCTTGTATTTCATTTTCTATTAAATCCAATCTTGCATTTGCTGCACTTCTTGTTGTTATAGTTCCTTTATTATATTTTAGCTCTACGTCAATGGCCCTCGATTTTAATATTCTTAAACTCTTTAAAGCTGTTTGAACATTCCCACTTGGGAGCTCTGCTTCCGAAGCTCCGGGAATATATTTCTCTAGGTCTCCCCCGGGTATAGCTTCTATCCACCTACCGAATTTCTCACTATCAGTTAAACCTCTTTCAATCTCTCGCTTTTCTATCATAGTTAAAGCTACGGTTTTTAATTCCTCCGGAGATAATTCAAAGCTCTCTCCAAATGGACTATCCCCAATAATCTTTTTCATTGCGGGGGTATTTAAAAGGTCTCTCACCTTGTCTGCCAATAGTACTATAAAAGGTCCTACCACTGGAATGCCCTCTCCAACTCCTAAAACGGGGTCTAACTCTCTCCTTACGGGGGAGCCTGTTGCTTCAAATTCTTGTTGTTGTTTTAATATTGCTTGTTCTTTTGCGAAAGTTCCAACGGGAGCGGTTCCCTCGGGTCTTGCTACTCTTGCAGCCTCTCCAGCTGCTATGGAACTTACGTCTTCAGGACCTAAACCTAAAAATGTTCTGCCGTCGGGTAATGTTATACCTGAAGCTCTCCCTGTCCTAGGGTCAGTAAATGTTTCGGGTGTGCTAGATTTCGCCTTTTCTTCTGCTCTTGCCTTAGTTATTGACTCCGGCATAACACATCTTTGAGTTGAGGAGTTCCATTTTCCCCCCTTAGCTTCACAATTAATTTGAGTAGTTGATTTTTGAGGTTCTGAACTTCCGCCCCCTCCTCCTCTACTAGCTCCTTGAAATGGGTCATAACTTTGTAGTCCGCCGGGTGTAAATCTAACTGCCATTATTCTCTTGTTAGCGATGCCTCCACATCGTTAGGCTGTATACTTGTCTGCCCTGTGTTTTTACTCTCGTCGAGTTCGGGCTGCATACCGCCTAGACTTGGGGGTCTATTAAATTTAATTTTTATTGCTGCTTGATTCCATAATTGATTTTCCATATCTACTTGCTCTTTTCCGTAAATAGGCTCAAAGATAACGTGTCCCATTTTTCCGCCTACTTCACTAGTGCCGTCACTTGTTGCAATACTTCGGGGAACTCCTCCCGTTTGATAGCCTAGGTTTTCTACATACTGAAGCCAATTTTGTCGGTCTTCTGAACTCTTACTTGGATATGGTTCTATTTTCGCTGTGTCTTCGGGTAAACCTACCATTTCCCCCTTTTTAACAGCTTTTTCTATTTGAGTATTTGCATAGGATATTTTCCCTGTATTGTTAGTTTTATAATAAACAATACCTAGAGCCTTGTCTCTGTGTTTTATAATTCTCTCGTCGTTAAAGGCTTCTATCATAGCGTCGTTTACGTTCTTGCTTCCTTGTACTAAAGAAGTCCCGTGTACTTGGTCACCTATTCTTTTATTCCTTAAATGAAATATCTCCGCTAGTTTTTTCTTAATCCATTTACTACCGTTCCATATTTCATACCGTAAAATTCTAGGACCAACATAAACAGTTTTCACTCTCTCCACAGATATAGGCATAAAATTAACTAAAGTACCTTTGCTGTTTCTTATAATCTCCATAAAAGAGTCGCCTTGAATTAGTTTGCATACTTCTTGATTCCAAATAATCTCCTCGAAAGTATCTTTGCCGTCTCCGTCTATCTTTCTAAGAATGATTTGCATTTGTTTATCTTCGCTAGTCCAACCCTTAGAAAATGACCACGTTGATAGAGAATTGATAGGACTTGCGACTTGAGGGTGTTTAAAATAATATCCGTAGTTTTCTGTAGCCTTATCATAATAAACGTAGGTTTCTCCGTTCCCTGCATTAGCTATATCCAGGGTCATAGATTCCACTACGAAGTCTGGGACTTGATTACTAAAGTCTGTTGTTGTTGCGTTGCTTAAATTATAATCTGCCATTTTTATGTTTCTATTCTGAAAGGTATGTCTACTTTCATACGGGGTCCCTCGGTCCAATTTGTAACCGTTCTATCTATGGGGTCGTGTCCAAAATAAATTTCTTCTGAGCCTGTTTGAACAAAAACAACGGATACCCTTAATGTGTCCCCCTCTGCGAAATGTGTTTCTGCTACTGCGACTTTTAAAGCGTTCATTTTATATCTGTACTCTGTAGATCCTATTGAAATGCTTTCCGTTGCTACTGCGTTTCCTAGGTCTGTCTCCGTTGTCCCGTCCCATTTTCTAATATAAACCGTCGCTGTATATCCTATTGTTAAAGAACCGCCCGATTTGTTATGTCTCAAACAAGGAATATTTACTATTACGTCCCCTTTAACGGTTTCCGGGGTTTTCATTAATAAATCAAAATCAATGTCTGCTGCTCCTTTAGTATAACCAACATCAGAGTAGTTTTCTTGTGTAGACAAAGCATAAGTTCCGCCTTGAAAATCCATAGGATAAAACGACCTATATCCGGTTTGTGCTGCTAAATCTTTATAGTCGTAAGTAGCTACGCTTTGCGTTCCCGTGGTAAACTTCGTTAAGTCTTGAGTAAGTGGCATTATAAACCCATATCGTCGATAATATCTTTATCTTTTATCTTCTTTCTAAAGTCTTGCCATATACTATCGATTACATTTAATTTAGACTGCGACGTTGCTAGTTGCCAAGTGTTTTGATTTTGATTAATTGCATACCAAGCCGCCCTATTTGCTGCAACTCCTGCTAACCATTGTTTATAAGACGCAGTTATACTTGCATAGTTTGCAACAAAACCT